TGCTTGGTGAGAAGTCTATATTTGATTTCTTTGATGAAGTCCCCGAGGAGAAATTAGCATCCAAAAGAAAATCATTTCTGACACCGGATAATCCGGCAAGCGCAAATGAAATGAATTATGTAGGAATACAATTCGAAGAATTCTTTACCGCTAAATGGCAACGACTAGCAAAATATCGTGAGATGTCATATTTTCCAGAAGTGTCTGATGCTATTGATCATATATGTGATGATGCTATTGTTGTGGGTGATGATGGCAATATTGTTGATCTTGAAATTAAAGTTGATGAAGTTCCGGAGCATGTTGCTGATGTTATGAATGAAGCATGGGATGATATGATTATTAACATGTTGAATTTCAATGAGCGTGGATGGGATTACTTTCGAAAATGGCTTATTGATATTGAGTTGTTTGCTCGTTTGATATATGAAGATGATGAGCAGGGCAACCATATAGATGTTGTTGGTGTTAAATTTTATCCAGCATACAATGTATTACCTCAATATAATGATGATGGTGAAGTTGTTGAATATATGGTTGGTAATGTTGATGTGAATCAAGATAAAACCAATCCGGGATATTTCATTGAAGGTTCGACAGAAGCGGTTCAGCCAGAAGATATGATATATATCAATTATGGTGACTGGGGTTCGAATGTAAATGATGTTAAAGGTTTTCTCGAATCATCAATTCGTCCATACAATATGCTTAAGAATTTAGAAGATTCATTAATTGTGTATAGACTTATTCGTGCACCGTTGAGACGTGTATGGAATGTTGATGTTGGTAAGATGCCGAAACGAAAGGCAGATCAATATCTTAAAGAGATGATGGAATCTTATAGATCGAAAATTAAATATGATTCATCTACTGGTGCAATGGATTCTGCGAAGAATTTCCAATCAATGCAAGAGGATATATGGTTTGCTAAAAAGGCAGAAGGTAATGGTACCGAAGTAAATAATATCGGTGGTGATATGAACCTTGGTGATATCGATGATGTTAAACTCGTCATGGATAAATTATATAAATCACTCAAGATGCCATCATCAAGATATACAGATACAAATACAGGAACATATTCTTCTGGTAAGTCGGGTGAGGTTTTACAAGAGGAAATTAAATTTGCAAGATTTATCGATAGACATCGAAATAAATTTCTACCATTTTTAAGAAATCTTTATCTTCGTATTCTTGAGGTTCGTGATGTTGATGAGCTCTATATTTCGAAAGATCTATTTCGTATAGAATTCAACAAGATGAATTTGTTTGAGCAATATAAAGAAGCTGAAATTCTCGAAATGCAGTTTGGTTTGCTTAGTCATGTAGAAGGTCAGATATATGATCCCGTTGACAATCCAAAGGGACTGTTTGCAAAAGAACTTGTTATGAAAGATATCTTTATGATGTCTGATGAACAGTATGCTAAAAATGAAGAGCTTAAGCGAAAACAAAAAGCACAGGACGATCTTGGTGATGATGCCGAAGTTTCTGATGAATCCGATGATCTTGATATTAGTGCTGAATTTGAGAATGATTCTGGTGGTGGTGGACTTGGTGGAATGCGTGGTGGTGCACCAACGTCTGATATGAATACCGAACCAGACTCCAGCGATGGTGATGCTGACGTTTCGGATGCTGGACCAGAAACAATAGATGCTGGTGATGTCGAAGGTTTCATTGCATAAATAGTTATACAAATAATGGTATATATAAAAGCCTGTCGATTGATGGGCTTTTATTATGTCATATAATCTATAAATAATACTATAGAGTTAAATAAATTTTTAAAGGATGGTTTATATGGATATTGATGGAATAGTTACAGATGTATTTGATGGTAATTACTCTGGTCTGAAAAACAAACTCGAACAGGCTACAGCGGAGCGTATCTTTTCAAAAGTACAAGAAAAGAAACCAAAAATTATCGCAAATTTAAATAGCATGGTTGAGCAATCTTCTGACAAATAATTAAAGGATTTCGTATGGTTAAGGGAAAATTACTTCGAGAAGCTGTCGATTTCAGAGACATGCAAATTCTCAAAGAATCGAATGAACAAGGTGATAAAACATATCGCATAAGTGGGCCATTCTTAGAGGGTGAAGTTAAGAATGCAAACTCGCGTGTGTACCCGAATGATATTCTCAATAGAGAAGTGAAATTATTTAATGAGAATAAAATCGCAAACAAAAGATCTGTTGGTGAGTTAAATCATCCGGAGAATCCAGATATTAATCTTGATAGAGTTTCTCATATAATTGAATCTCTTGTTATGGATGGTAATGTTGGTCATGGTGTTGCTCGCGTAACAACCAGTACACCAATGGGACGTATCGTAAAAGGTTTGATTGATGATGGTATTCAACTTGGAATGTCAACACGTGGTGTTGGTTCTGTTGATGGTAGTACAAATAGAGTTAACAGTGATTTTGTTTTGATTACTGTTGATATTGTTGGAGATCCATCTGCACCAAATGCATTTGTTGATCCGATAATTGAAAATAAAGAATATATCATAAACGAAAGTCGTGATGTTGAAATGGCGTATGATCAGCTCGAAGAATCTCTTAGTAAACATGGAGATCGAGATGCTGTATCAAGAGCAATGCTCGAATTTCTTACTAGTGATTTCTTATCTGGTTTGAAGTAAAACGCACTAAGTAGTTTATTATTAGTGTCCAATATATAAATATTATTAGGAGGAAGTTTTTATGACTGTTTTTGAAAAAATTAAAAAGTCACTGACACCCGAAGATCTTAAGGTGTTCGAGGCTACAGTTCAGAAACTTGTTGATCAGAAGGTTCTTAAAGAATCTGCTAAAGTTTCGACTTCTATCAAGAAGAAACAAGAAGCTAAATTTGAATCAAGAGTTGCGGATGCAGTACTTGCTGAGAAGAGTAAACTTGTTGAATCTTATGATGTGAAGATGTCTGACTTCAAAGAGAAGGTTGGAAGTAAACTTTCTGAATTCCTCGACAATGTAATTGTTGAGCAAATTTCAGATGATATGCTTGAGAAGGTTGCAATGAATGAGGTATACTCACCAATTGTTTCTGGAATTAAAAAGGTTTTTGTTGAGTCTGGCGTAGATTTCAGCAAAGCTATTAACGAGCAGAAAACTGAAAAGAATACAGAAACTGAAACTGAACTTAGCGATACTATTGCTGAAAACGTTGAGCTTAAAACTAAGCTTAATAAAGCAACTTCTTATCTGCTTATTTCTGAGAAAACGAAGGGACTTACTGAGAGTATGAGAAAGAAAACTTTCACAGCTTTCAAAGATGAACCTTCTGCAAAAATTGAAAATAAGATTGATGGTTTCATCGGTCTGCTTAAAGAATCTACTCGTAAGGTTCGTAAAGCGGCACCAACGGTTGATACACCAGATCTTATTGTCGAGAATAAGAAATCTAAACCACCAGTACCGAAAGCCAAAGATTCGTCAATGGCTAACAGTGCCGATAGGTTTATGTAAAACGAATTAACAAATAACACCATATCGAATGGTATGGTGTTATTACAATTGCAAAAAGCATTTTGCTTTTTATTGCTCATTATTAGGAGGAATGATTATGAGTTTACTTATGGAAAAACTTGTCAATAAATGGGAAAACCATGATGGAAAAACTTCCATTTCTGGTATCGAAGATATTGATATAAAAGAAAACACAGCTCAGCTTCTTGAGAATCAAGAAAATACGGATTTTGGTTCGGTTGAAGGTTTGTTTGGTGGCGGACTTCTTACTGAAGATGCCGCTGGTGCACCCGGAGCAGTGATCGATGGCGATCAAGGTTCTGCGTGGGGAGACAATGTATACAAAAGCGATCCATCGAATGTATTCCGTCCAGTGTCAATGGCACTTGTACGTAGAACATTCCCAGATCTTTTTGCTCACAAGGTTGCTGGTGTACAGCCTATGAAAACTCCTTATGGTGTTGCTTTCGCTATGCGTCTTGTATATGCTGGAACAGACATTGAAGCTGGTTGGGATAATGTACCGGGTAAATCTGGTTTTACTGGAGACGGTACAACTGGTGATGATTTAGGTGCTGGTATGGATCAGATTGGTGTGGACTTAGATGGAACTTCTAATGATGTTGCCGCATCTGCAGAGGGACTTGTAGTTCCAGATCACAGATTACCAAACAGTGGTGTTGGTTCTGCTACTGGTGCGATGGCTCAGCTTGAGATGAAAATCGCTCAAAGAGCAATCAAAGCTCAGACTCGTAAAGTTGCTACTTCTTTCTCTCTTGAAGCGGCTCAAGATGTTCGTGCAATGCACAACATTGACATTGAAAGAGAAATGGTTAACATTCTTGATTATGAAGTAAAAGCTGAACTTGATCGTCAGATTTTACATACAATCAAAACAGTTGCAATCGATACTGATGTTAAAGTTGGTGGAGCGGCAGCAGTTACAATCAATCTTACAGATTCGTCTGCTAAGTATGGTCGTTGGACTGGTGAAGCTTACGCAACAATTGCGGCGGCGATTATCGCTCAGTCGAATAACATATCGATAACTACTCGTAGAGGTGCTGGTAACATGGCAGTATGTTCACCGGATATCGTTTCTGCACTTCAAGGTCTTGGTCACGTATTCGTGAACTATGATTCTAAAGTAAAAGGAAATCAGAGTGTTGCTTATGTTGGTAAACTTAACGGTACTATTGATATCTTCCGTGATCAGTATGCTACAGAGTCATATGCACTTGTTGCGTATAAAGGTTCTGGAATTTCTGATGCTGGTATCATATACAGTCCATACCTAATGGGTGTGACTAACCGTGCGGTAAGCCCGGGTGATTTCTCACCAAGAATTGGTGTAATGTCACGTTATGCAATCACAAGATCGTTACTTGGTGCTGGTAGATACTACAGAATGCTCAAGTTTACAAATCTTGATAAATTTATGCCGGCTGGTGGACTTCCATTGAATGTACCACAATCGTAATAACTTTATAAGTTTTGTTTGATTAAAAGAGGCAACCTTCGGGTTGTCTCTTTTTTTATTATACCATTTGTTATAAATACTAATAGTAGGTTATGTTTATTAATGTTGAGGTTTATATGATTTTTGTTAAAAATAATACAGGTGCACCATTCCCGTTTAAACTTGATGGTACAAGTTATATCATTCCATATGACG